CTGGATCAAGATTGTCGTGATAATGTATATGCAGAACTTCCAGAGTTGGATCTTAATAAGATTATCATCCCAAACTCTAAAATTCATCAGTTGTGTGCAGAGCAATGGTCAGAAGAATCTACGGCACCAATGTTCCTAGAATATGTTGATGAGGCATTTAACAAGTTCAAGCGTAATGCTCAGAAAGAAGTCAACTATCTGGTGAAAGAATTTGAATGTCGTAAGTCTGCTGCTGCATATGCTCGTGCATCAACTTCTAAGACTGGAGTTCTCGATTGCACCAAACTTCATACATACAAATACAATGAAGACCTATTCAAGAAGGTCACAACATTTGCTGATGGTAAGAATCACGGTCTAGTATTCGTACTTGACTGGTCCGGTTCTATGGGCAACGTGATGCTTGATACCATGAAGCAACTCTTTAACCTCGTCTGGTTCTGTAAAAAGGTTGGTATTCCTTTCGATGTCTATGCATTCACTAACGACTATCCTCGTGACGACGGGATGGGTATTGCTGAATTATCCTACAAAAAGAAAGACGGACTAGTTCGTATTGGTGAGACATTCTCAATGTTGAACGTTCTCACTAGTAAAGTAAAGTCTAAAGAACTAGAACAGCAGATGCTACACATGTTCCGTATGGGATATCACTTCAGTGCTAATTGGGGAGTACCATATGGTATTCCTGTGGGATTGTATCTTTCTGGAACTCCTCTCAATGAGGCATTGATTACTCTAAAGCAGATCATTCCTGAATTTAAGTCTAATAACAATGTAGAGAAAGTTCAGTGTGTAATCCTGACTGATGGTGAGGCACCTCCTCTCAAGTATCATAAAGAGTTTATGGGTCGATTCCAACATAGTGTTGAACCATATCTTGGAGTCAATAGTCTTAATGGAGATTCATTTATCCGTGATCGTAAAACAGGACACACATACTCTATGATGCAAGACTGGAATGATCAGTCAAGATTCAGTCATACTAGTTCGATGCTCAAACTTCTTCGTAATCGTATGCCTTCAGTCAACTTTATTGGTATTCGTGTTCTTGCTTCTCGTGATGCAAACTGCTTCATCCGTCAACATGCACCAGACTTTAAAGAATACGATAGAATTTCACGTCAATGGAAAAAGGAGAAGTCATTCACTCTTACTGAATCTGGATACCATAAGTACTTCGGGTTGTCTTCAACTGCAATGAATCAGGATACAGATTTTGAAGTCAAAGAGGACGCTACAAAATCACAGATCAAGACTGCTTTCGTCAAGAGTCTGAGAACTAAGAAGATGAATAAAAGAATCTTAGGTGAGTTTATTGAACTCATTGCATAAATATCTAAAACTTCAGTATTTAAAGTTATGTCTAAATTCGGAGATTTACTCAAGGGAAAGAAAGAAGCACCAGCACCTGCTGCTCCTACCCCTCCTGCACCCGTAGCAGTGCCTACACCTGCTGCTAAGACAATGGGTGATATGTCCAAAATTGAACTTGAAGAACTTGGACGCACTAAGGGTATCGAACTTGACCGCCGTAAGAGCAAGTCGAAACTCATTAAGGAACTCAAAAACATTGATTGAACCAGTCTCACAACTGTCTACAGGGGGTCCACAAGACCTCCTTTTTATTGTATAATAACTTCAGTTGAAACAAAACACACAACATCATGTCTCTTTCTTCTGAGTACATTCGCACTTCACTTCAATCCATGTATGGCGATTCCGTCACTAGTGGCGATATCCGAGCATGGTGTGCAATGAATGGTGCTAACTATCAAACTGTTTCTAAGAAAATTGATGAATATAAGACTAGTCGTGGTAAGTGGAATCTGAGTGTGCCTGAACAACTTGAGCAAACTTATCAGGCACCCCCTGCTATGCCTGCAATTGAACAGAATCTAATTCCTGATAAAGATGATACCTTCGTCAAGTTTGGTAACTTTGGTGATCTTAAAAAAATTATTCAATCCCGTCTATTCTATCCAGCATTCATTACTGGTCTTTCTGGAAATGGTAAAACGTTCTCGGTTGAGCAAGCATGTGCTCAACTTGGTAGAGAACTTATCCGTGTAAACATTACTATTGAAACTGATGAAGATGATCTTATTGGCGGTTTCCGTCTTGTTAATGGCGAAACCGTCTGGCACAATGGCCCAGTCGTTGAAGCACTCCAGCGAGGAGCTGTCCTGCTCCTTGACGAGATCGACCTTGCCTCTAATAAAATTCTCTGTCTCCAGTCTATCCTTGAAGGAAATGGAGTCTTTCTCAAAAAGATTGGACAGTTTATCCGTCCCAGTGCAGGTTTCAACGTCATCGCAACCGCAAACACTAAAGGTAAAGGTTCAGACGATGGACGATTCATTGGAACTAACGTGCTCAACGAAGCATTCCTTGAGCGATTCCCAGTAACATTTGAGCAACAATATCCTAGCGTCAAGACCGAACAGAAGATTCTTGAGAACGTTGCTCAGACTCTGAGTGTCGATGATGTAGACTTCTGTAAGCATCTGGTCGATTGGGGTGACATCATCCGTAAGACCTTCTATGATGGTGGTATTGAAGAAATCATCAGCACCCGTCGTCTGGTCCACATTATCCGTGCTTACAGCATCTTCAACGATAAGGCAAAGGCAATCCAAGTTTGCGTCAATCGCTTTGATGATGAAACTAAGCAAGCATTTCTAGAATTGTACGACAAGGTTGATGGTGACTTTATGGTTCCCAATCCTAATGTGCCTGAAGAGACTATAGTTTCTGTTCACAATAACACCGCTCAGTCACTGGAACGACTCGCAACAGTTGTTGACAATTCTATGGAATTTTGATATAATGACGAATGCTTGGTCCCTACTTTATGATGAAATGACTGAACACTCTAAGTACTATTACGAATATGATCGTAATGATCCTGATAGAATCAATCCCTCTGTGGAAGATACCATTACTATGAAAAAAGACTCCCGATACAAGTATGATGAGGATACTATCCTCAAGGAACTGTCTGATTATATTGTTAGAACATATGACCAGCATTATTCTGCTGGTGATGATAAAATTCAGACACTTGATCTGATTGAAGCATGCGGTGATGGAGAAGCATTCTGCCGATCCAATATCCTCAAGTATGCCTCTCGCTACGATAAGAAGGGCACTGCCCGACGTGACATTATGAAGATTCTGCATTATGCTGTTCTTCTAATGCACTTCAATGACAAAAATGCCAACCGTGAAACTTACAATCAATGACTATGAAACTGTCTGAAAAAACTGTCAACCTCCTCAAGAACTTTGCTTCTATCAATCAGTCTATTGCATTCAAGAAAGGCAATACTCTCCGCACCATGTCTGTGATGAAGAATATCCTGGCAGAGGCAGAGATTGAAGAAGAGATTCCTCAGGACTTTGCAATTTACGACTTGGTGCAATTCCTGAATGGTGTTACTCTACACGACAACCCTTCTATTGAATTCCCTAACCAGTCAAACCTGACCATCCGTGAGGGCAAGGACCGTAAGACGAAGTACTTCTTTGCAGACCCCAGTGTGATTGTTTCTCCCCCTGAAAAGTCTATTCAACTGCCCACAGAAGACGTTTGCTTTAAACTTGATAGCACCCAACTACAGTCGCTCCTGAAAGCATCTGCGGTCTATCAACTCCCCGATCTGGTAGCAGTTGGTGAAGCAGGTGTGGTCAAACTGGTTGTTCGTGACAAGAAGAATGATACTTCTAACGAATACTCAATCAACGTTGGTTTGACCGATCAAGAGTTCAGTTTCAACTTCAAGGTTGAGAACATCAAGATTCTCCCTGGAACATACGAGGTTGTTATCTCCCAGAAATTGTTGGCAAGATTTGTTAACAACAACTTTAACCTGACATACTTTATTGCACTTGAACCCGACTCAACATTTGGCTGATGTCCCTATGAGGATAATAGGCAGTGGTCTTGTTATCCTTGCCTATTTTATTATCCTCCATGTAAACACAACTGTAGGTGTCGGTCTCCAAATGATTGGAGATAGTATATCGATTCCTTACTTTATACGGACAAAATCCTGGGATGTTGTTACTATGATATCATTCCTATTAGTGATTTCCCTAACACATTTATTATGAACATTTTTGTGACTGACGAATCCCCATGGAAGTCTGCAGAGATTCTACCTGACAAGCACATCGTCAAGATGCCTCTGGAGACGTGTCAGATGCTCGCTATCGTTGCATCAGACAAGTGGGGTCACGGTTACGGTACTTTGCCTAAGGCAGATGGCACACCCTATGCTACAGAGAAGGGAGCGTTCCGTAATCACCCATGCACCAAGTGGGCAAACGAGACTGTAGAAAACTCTAGGTGGTTGCTTGCTCACGGTATAGCATTATGTGAAGAGTATTTCACTCGATATGGTAAATGCCATACTTGCTTTAAAACTCTCCTTGCTGCTGATGAAATCATTCCTTATGTGAAATGGGATGACCATACTCCTTTTGTCTTTGCAGGACCTGACGAGTATAAGTATGATACAAGCATTGATATCTTTACTGCTTACAAGATGTATATTGCATCTAAACCTTGGGTGTGCGATAATTACCTTCGTCTCCCTAATCGTAAACCTGAGTGGGTGTAATGAAAGCACTTAGAGTTGATGTGAAAACCCAAGTCACTGTCCTCATCAACGATGATGATGATTATTGGGCAATCAAACACAATGCAATGCAACAAGTGCATGACGACATTCATTGGCACTTGAAAGACAAATTTATTATTGATTATCATGAGTAACTTTATTTGGGTCGAGAAGTATCGACCTAAGACTATTCAGGAATGTATCCTTCCTGAAGATACAAAGAAAATGTTCCAAGATTTTCTAAATAAGGGTGAGATTCCCAACATGCTACTAGCGGGTCCTCCAGGAATCGGTAAGACTACAGTAGCAAAAGCACTGTGTAATGAACTAGGAGTAGATTTTTATGTCATCAATGGGTCCGATGAAGGACGATTCTTGGATACTGTCAGAAACAATGCGAAGAACTTTGCTTCGACCGTATCGCTTCAAGCAACTGCAAAACACAAAGTCATCATCATTGATGAAGCAGATAACACGTCCAATGATGTACAACTCTGTTTACGGGCGTTTATTGAGGAGTTTGCTGGTAACTGCAGATTCATCTTCACCTGTAACTACAAAAATAAAATTCTCGAACCACTCCACTCCCGATGCACAGTCGTTGAGTTTGGGATCAAAGGAAAAGAACGAGCAAAGATTGCCAACGGTTTCTTCGCTAGACTTCAAGAAATCCTCACAGGTGAAGGCATCGAGTACGAAAACAAAGTACTCGCTGAACTCATCGGAAAGCACTTCCCAGACTGGAGACGAGTCCTTAACGAGTGTCAGCGATACTCCGTGGCTGGTAAGATTGATTCGGGGATCCTTGCGTCGTTTGGGGATATCGCAGTAAATGATCTGGTCAAGAATCTCAAGGAGAAGAACTTTACTGAAGTCCGTAAGTGGATCGTTTCTAATCTGGACAATGATCCTAATGTACTTCTGCGTCGTGCTTACGATGCTCTTTACGAAGTTCTGGACGGTCCTAGCATTGCTGCTGCTGTGCTCATTGTTGCTAAGTATCAGTATCAATCGGCATTTGTAGCAGACCAAGAAATCAATCTCTTGGCGGCAATGACTGAAATCATGGTTGAGTGTGAGTTCAAATGAAAAAAACTAAGTATTATTATTCCTCTTACATGCAAGAGTATGAAGCAGGAGACGAAGCATTTTTAACTAAAAGTGATTTATTAGAATTTTATGAACAGACAGGAGTAAAACTTCATGTAGAAATAAAAGATCAACGTGAGATTGGATATACTTGGGAATTTGTAGAGGATGATAAACTCCCTCGGTTCTTTCTATTTGTTGGATCAGAGGAGGTTGAGATTAAAGACGAAGTTATTAAACTTGAATCTTTTAACAGGTACGGAAACGGTTATAATTGGAAAGCACCCAAGAAAGCAATGAACGCTCGTCTTCGCAAACCAGAAAAACCCAAGGCAGATACTAGACTTCCTATTAATCCAAGAACAGGTCTTCGTGATGGTGGAGGATGAACAAGAACGAACTAGAGGAACTCAGATATGATGTAGCACATCATATGCTCAGTAAGATGAGTGCTGGTTCTCAGTTTCAATATGCACTAGATCGTATGCTTCAACTCTACGATAACTACTCTGAAAAAGAACTAAAAGAGATGTTACCTAAATCAAAGAAAAAAGGTAAAGGTGGGGGATTTTAATGCCACATGAATTCGATTACGTTGAAGCACCCGCTGAAGGTGAAGTTGATAA